AAGCCATTAATTCAACTTATATGAAGAAAAAAACTAAAAGAAGCAAAATACAAGAAGAAGCTATGAGCAAATATTTATCAGAAAAGTTTGCTACATTAAATGCAGAACTTGAGCTTATTCCTGTAGTAATGCAAAGAGGTCAATGGGAAGCGCTTAAATACACTATTGACCTGGCTTTAACCTTAACAAAGAAATCTACTTAACTTGGGTTTTGACCCATTCTTGAAGGCTAATTAGTTTTTGAGTTTCTAGAGCGCAGTCTTGGGCAATAGATATAGGGTCGTAGGCAATACCATTAATTGTGATGGAGGAATAGCTAGGGGAGGGCATTGAACCGCTACTGGGTTGGCGCATCCTAGCATACATAGCGTTAATAGAATTGAGCTTGTTTTGATAATCATGTTTAATTCCTTCATTGATTAAAACTTGTTGCTTTGCAATATCTTTGTTTTTTTGTTCTTGAACTTTACCGGCAGAAATAACGGTTTCTTTGTAAGCTACAAATCTAAGATGTTCCACATACCAGCCAGCACTAAATGTTAACAAAACCGCTAAAACAATGCCTATGGCTTTTAAATTTAAGGTTGCGAGCATTTATCAAACTCCTGTTTTCTGCGAGCTGTAAGCCCGTTTGATACCTTTCCATCGGCTTTATTCCATTTAAGCAATTCAGCACAAGCCCCAAAATAATCTTTTGCGTTTAATTTTTTATTTAAAGTTGAAGTACAGAAAGCAAACACCCCAACATTATAGGAAAAATCCAAATAAGCATCATATTCCCCTTGTGAAATAGGTACATGGATACAGGCCACCATTCCTTTAGCGTGTTCATCAACACTTTGTTCTAATTTAACCAATGCGCGAACTGGATTTGTTGTATCACCCAATTTTGTGCCATCAGCCTGACCAAATCCAATAGTAGCAATACCAGCAGTATCTTTATAAGCAGTTCCGCTATAACCTTCATTAACTGCTATTCCTACAATGACTGAAGCACTAGCGACTAAAGAAGTAGCAAGTGTTCGATTAATCGCCATGCCGTCTATCTTGCTTAGATTCTAGCTTTTCATACAACTTATCAAGCAAAACTTCTATTCTGTCAAATCGAATATTTAAATCATCTTTTTTAACATAAGAAGTTGGCAAATCAATTTCAATATTTTTAATATCTTCTTTAAGTTTCTGTACAGAATCCCAAAGTTGTCTGGCAAACCAGCCCATAGTGGATAGTAAAGCCCCGCCTACTACGTTGATAACTGCTTGCCAATCCATGTTATTTCCTATTTTTCTTTGCCAAAATTTATAAATTCATTAATTTTATTAAGTTTTTTCTTTGTTTGATGCTTTCCATACAAATGTTTGCCAATAGCAACAACAGGAACAGGAACACCTGTTAATGCAGTTTGAGCGCCCATTTCACCTAATGCAGCCAAAATACTAGAAGCAGTACCAGAAGGATTAGTTGTGCCAACTGGAACAGTTTGAAGGTCTTTGGTTACTTCATTTAAAGTTCTGTAATATTCAGCACCTTTTTTACCAAAAATATAATCAAGTTTTCCACTTCGGTCTAAATCAGTAATAATTTTATCTAAATTTTGGGTAGATACATAAGGTTTACCATTTATATCGCGACCAACACCTTTAGTAGCTTCATCTTTAATCTTTTGAGCAACTGCGCCACGCAATTCTTGGGTCATTTTTTGACCTTGTGGCCCCATTCTTTCTAATGAACTAAATAATTGCTTAACTTGGTCACCAGGACCTTTTAACATGGTTTTATCTACTAAATTCTCAATAGCAACAACTCGTTCTTGACCGCCTGGCTTCATGGCTGTAATTTGCCGTAAAACAGGGGTATTTTCAAATTCTTTCATATAAGAAGTATTTAAAGAACGAGCATTTTTATAAAGGTCACCGCCTTTGCCTTCAGTTAAGCTATCAATCATTTTGATAACTTCTTTTCCATAATGGGCATTAGGACCTGAACTCTGAGATAACGTACTTGTCATCTTGCGTAATTCTTCTAAATCATTAATAGGAATTTGACCTATTTTTCCATTTTGAGTTAATGCGTTAAGTTTTTGTTCTACAGATGAAAGAACAGTAGCATTAATAGCTTCTGGTCTATGCTTTTCAACATAAGTTTCTAGCTTGTTAATATCTATTGGTTCGTTCATGTGACCAGCTTCGCGAGCTGTATCATAAGCACTTTGAACTTCACCATAACGAGATTTTTTAATTGGCTCAATGGTATTTACAAGCATCTGACCTATTTCTCCAGGGGCAGCTCCAGTAAACTCTGCGCCTGTATCGTGAACAAATTTATCTAAATTGGCTTGAATCTTTGCATTATCTTCTGCGTATTTGGCTTGTAAAGCGCCACCTAATACTGGGTCTTTAGCAGTTTCGCGAGCAAAACGAACATCAGCAGGATTACGAGTTGCTTGGTCTTTAGATAATTCAATAGGAATTGGAAGCTCTTTAGCTCTTTCTACTCTATTTTTAACAATAGGAACTTCAGCAGCTCCAACACCAACCATTGTTGGCTCTTTTTTGGCAAATTGTTCTGAAATTTCTCGAATTGCAGGGGATATAACTTCACCAGCTTTTGCTATTAATTTTTCTGCTGGCTTTGTTACTGTACCCATTGGCAAAACTGCCAATTCAGGGTCATAAATAGTACCTTTGATAGTTTCGCCTAAAGCTCTACCTGGATGTTCAACAACTTCAGTACCAATGGCTTTTGCAGTTTCAATAGGATGTTTTACAAATTGTTCAGCACCCTTTAATAATCCTTTACCTTTTTCTAATAGCTTTTCTTGCGCTGCCTTTTTATCTTCTTCTGTAAAGCCAGGCAATCCCAAACTTGCAGCAGTATATTCAACCGCAGGTGCTAATATTGATTCTTTTTTAAAGCCTTCCCAAGACATTTCACTTAAAGGCTTTTTAAGTTCAGCCATAAATCCTTGTGGCTTTTGTTCTGTTTTTTGTTCTTCACCACCACCAAGAATAAGGTTACTTACTTCATCAGAAGGTTGAAGTTTTGATTTTGCTTGTTCTATATATTGACCAACATTAGGAGCATTGGGATTTTTTAAATCTTTCATGCTTGTTGATATTTCGCCAGTTTTTGAAATGGCTTTAGGTCCAGCATAATACTCGGCTAAAATTTTATCTGCATCGCCTCCATGACGGGAATAAGCATCAGCAATTAAAGCATTACCAGCAGCAATATTATGCTCTGGATTGCTAATTTCATATTCTTTTGGAATTAACCCTTTTTTCTTTAATCCTTCAAAGGTTTTCCCAGTAACTTGCATAGGGCCTTGCGCTCCAGCATAGTTTGGAGTGCTAGTATTGGCTTTTCCAAAAGAACTTTCTTGTCCATAAACCATATTCTGCACATCTTTAACAGAATATTTGGGACTGTCACCAAGAATTAACGAGCTAACATCATCCATTTAAAGAGTTCCATTTTGTTGTAACTTTAAAATATTTTGATATTTTTGATTGAATTCTTGACGTTGTTTTGAGTCATCACCCAATAAATTATCAACAATCTTTTTCTTTTCTGGTGCAGAAAGGTTTTTATCTTCTGCAATACTCATTACTTCAAAAATCTTAGAATCAGCATTTTTAGACCACATTTGCTGAAATGATTTCATATTGTTATCGCCAAATCTATCGCTAAATTTTTGAGCTGCTTTTGCTTGAGCATCAATATTAGTCATATCAGCTTTTGCTCTTGCAGCAATATTCATTAATACAGAAGGAGGATAAGTTTCATCTCCATTTGCCATTCTTGATAATTGTTGCCCTGCAACAGTATCTAATGAACCGCCTTGAGCTTTAATATTAGCCATTTGAACATTGGCTAAATCTTTGCTTAATTGTTTGTAAGTAGGGTCACCCGCCCATGTAGCAACATGACGATATGCAGAACCTAAAAGCCCTGAAGTTGGAGCCCATGACTTTTCAAGTTCATTAGCAGTTTTAATTACTTCATCAACATTTCGCTTATCGGTTACTAATGTTGATTGACGATTAATTAATCCACTTCTGTAATTTTGACCTTCTGTAGTATCTTTAGCTTCGCTTGGAAGTTGCGCTCTAGGTTGACCAGCTACCAATGGTTGATATTGTAGTTTTTCTGGTTGACTATATGTTGGTTGTGGTTGTGTTGATTGCGCTGGTTGTGTTCCACCAGCTTGTGCTTGACCGCCAGCAACTCCAGAGGGCTCTTGTTGTGCTGTAGGCGCAGCTTCGTAGTATTGACCTGGTTGCAATGCTGCTTGTGCTTGCGTATCCAATCCTGCAATCAACCTAGTTTTCATAAACTGTCTACCGCCTTGACCTTTGCTTGAATCAAGAGCTACATGGTAAGGAGCATTTAATTGTTCTGCTTTAGCAGGGTCTAAACCCATTTCAATAGCAGATTCTTTTTGTTTACTAATTAAATCGTGCATTTCAGCAAGGTGAGCTTGAGCATAAACTGGGTCTTGTTCAGCACGAACAAACATGGGATTATTTAATAATGCAACTTGATTTTGACGCATTTTCCCTGCAAAGTCGCTGTCTAATCCTAATTTTGCTTTTGTTGTGGTAGTTTTAGCTAATTCAGCTTCAGATTTTCCTTTTTCAATGCCAGGTTGAAGTAATGCTTGTTCTTTTTGCAATGCAATATTACTACGGCTAAGATTAACCAATTCAGGCAAAGTCATCCCTTTAGGGGCTTCTTTATTGCCATAAATATCTGAGTTAATACCTCCAGCACCACCTAATTGTGGAACTGAAACTGAGCCTGTTGAAATTGCCATAATTATTCCTAAGCTATTTGAG